CTGCCAATACGCAACAAGTCTTGATTGGCGCACAGCAAGCTGAGATGCAGGCCATCTACGCGCACGATGAAAGCTTGAATGAAGGCACCAGCCAGTGGATGAAAAACCTTCGTGCTTCTGTTAGACCCGTGATTACTTATGGTTTCTTTTTCCTACTCTTGTTTGTCGATGTAGGCCTATTTGCCTATGGTTGGCATCAAGGGGCAACGTTTGTTGAGCTGGCCGAGATGCTTTGGGACTCGGACACTCAAGCTTTATTTGCAAGCATTATTGCATTCCACTTTGGCGGTAGGGCATTCGGGAAATGAACGTCTCCGCTAAAGCCACTGAGATGATCAAGCACCACGAAGGTGTAAGATACAAACCATACCAGTGCCCAGCAAAACTATGGACTATAGGAGTCGGACATGTACTTTACCCTGATCAAGGCAAAATTCCAATCGATCAAAGAGGCAGTTATCAACTTCGTCAAGAAGATAATCGCTCGTTTTCAAAAGAAGAAGTAGATGCTATTTTACGAGACGATTTGCAACGATTTGAGCGTGGGGTGCATACTTACTGTCCTGTCCATCTTACACAAGGTATGTTTGATGGCCTTGTTAGCTTTGCTTTTAACGTGGGTCTTGGGACATTACAGCGTTCTACGCTTCGCCAAAAACTGCTTAGAGGCGATAAAGAAGGCACTGCCGAAGAGCTCCTGAAGTATTGCATGGCTGGCGGGAAAGTCTTGAAGGGCTTGCAAAAGCGTAGGATTGACGAACGAGCTTTATTTTTGTCGTAATACAATGTTATGTCTTTATCTTTAAGAGGTGATTAAAATGGCATCAAGTAAGCCTGTTTGGGAAAAACAACGGCCAAAATCATTAGGTAAGCCTAAGCCTCTTACGTCGCAGAAAAAGTCTGCAGCAAAAGCAAGAGCCAAAGCAGCAGGCCGACCCTACCCTAATTTGGTTGACAATATGGCTATGGCTAGGAAGCGGAGTAAGTAAGTATGGCAACTGCTGCTGTAATGACCTATGACTCCTTAGTGGAGAATATCCAGTCTTATCTGGAGAGGACTGACGCCGCCACTATTGCAAAGATTCCTCTCTTCATCATGTTGGCTGAGCAGATCATTGCTAGCCAGATTAAGTTCTTAGGCAACTTAACTGTCAACACAAGCACAATGGTATTAGGCAATGGCGTTATTGCCAAGCCCGCACGTTGGCATAAGACTGTATCGATGAACGTAACGGTAAGTGGTGATCGTCAACCCGTACTGCTTCGTAAGTATGAGTACCTTCGCAATTACTGGCCGGATTCAACCGCCACTGATGTGCCTTTGTACTACTGCGACTACGATTACTCCAACTGGTTGATAGCCCCTACGCCAAACGCTAACTACGCGTTTGAGGTACTTTATTATGAACGAGTACAGCCTCTGGATTCATCAAACCAAACCAATTGGTTTACTATTTACGCGCCACAAGCTTTGCTCTACGGGTCCCTCATGCAGGCCATGCCATTTTTGAAGAATGATGAGCGTATGCCAATGTGGCAACAGAATTATGAGTTGATCATGCAAACATTGATGGCTGAAGATAAGCTTCGCATTGCAGATCGTCAAGCCATAGCGGTGGATTCATGAGCTATGTAAGCCCATTCACCGGTGACGTCATCCAGCCAACGGATGTTAGCTACCGCGCTGTTACGTTAACTGCTAATACGCAATTAAACTGGCCTTCCAATAGCACAACCAACGCTGACTACGCTGCACGTATTATGCAGGTGACTGCGAGCACTGCAGGTTTAAGCATGTATATGCCGCCTGCTGATCAAACATCAGTTGGCAATGACGCGCTAATTCGCAATATTGGCGCCAATACCTTCACTGTTAAGGACTACGCTGGTACAAATACCATCGTCTCAGTGGCTGCTGGAGAATCCAAGTATATCTATATAACAACTAATTCAACCAGTCAAGGCACTTGGGGCGTAATTGCCTTTGGAACCGGCACATCCAGCGCGGATGCTGCTACTTTGGCAGGCTATGGATTAGTTGCCAGTGGCGCAACACTGAATCAAAGCCATCCTTCAGCCGCAATTACATCGGGCTCTACGTTTGCCGCAACTGATAGAGCGCAAACTAGGGTTTGGAGTAGCGGTGCAGGCACGGCAACACTTCCAGCCGCAGCAACATTAGGCAATAACTGGTTTACGCTGTTTAAGAATAACGGCACAGGTTCATTCATTGTTTCTTGCACTGGCGCCGAGCTGATTGATGGCAACTCAACCAAGACGTTTAACCCAACTGAGTCTGCGTTTATTGTTTGCACCGGTACAGGCTATGTCACCATTGGCTACGGAGTAAGTAGTCAGTTTGCGTTTACTGCATTGACAAAGAACGTCACCGGTGGATCAGTTCTGCTAACCAACAACGAAGCTGCAAATAATATTCAAGAGTATGTTGGCAATTTAACCAGCAACGTAACTGTGACTTTCCCCGCTGTGGTGAACTTGTATGTGATCTCAAATCAGGTGACAGACAATGGGTTTACATTTACAGTAACTACGGGTTTAGGTTTTACTGCCACTATCCCACCGGGGCAGCAAGCCACGTTGATTTGCGACGGCACTAACTTCTTAAATGCTAACACTACACAAGCTGGTGCATCGTCACTTAGCTTAGTTGACGGGACTGTAGGCACGCCTTCACTTAACTTTGCAGCTGAGACAAATACAGGCATTTACCGCCCCGGTACAGGTGAGCTTGGTATTTCAGTGCTTGGCACTAAGCGTGTTGGCGTAACTGCAACTGGCGTGTCTGTGACTGGCTCAGGTACATTTACCACCGGCATTGCTGGAGGTACATTCTCATGACCAAAAAAGTTTTTGCCTTAGATACAAAGCCCGGAATTCAACGGGATGGCACAACTTTTGATGCTGATTGCTACCAAGATGGCCGCTGGGTTAGGTTTCAGCGTGGCCGTCCACGTAAGATGGGTGGTTATAGAGAGATTGTGAATGATTTGGCAGGCCCAAGTCGCGGTATTTATTTGAACCCACAACAGAACTTCAACAACGTATTTAACGGCTATTCCAGCGGATTGCAGGTTTTACCTATTAGCAATACAGGCACCGGCTCAGGTATTACTGACATTACGCTAACCGGCTTTACTGCTAATGCCAATAACCTTTGGCAGTTCGATACATTCTTTGATGGCACAGGAACAAACACCAATTTGCTATTGGCACACCCAGGACGTAACTTGTCATTGATTGACAACAACACTAATACTCCGGTTTTAGGCGGTGACATCAATGGTACAAGCTTAAACCCCATTGGTGTATTCACAGCAGTTGCCGCCACTATTACCTCTGGGCTTACAACCATTACCATGTCTGCAGCCAATACGCAAATTGGCGCAGGGCAATTAGTAACGGGCACAGGCATCCCATCAGGCGCAACTGTGGTATCCATTGCAACCACAACATTAACAATCTCAGCCCCTGCAACAGCCAATGGTTCCAGTATTACTTTAACCTTTGATAACCAGATCTCTGTATCTGGCGGCGTGGTATCCCTACACCCTTATGTGTTTGTCTATGGCAATAACGGTCTGATTAAGAATTGTTCAGCTGGAAATGTGAATGATTGGGTATCTGTTGATGCCAACGAGGTCTCAGTGGCCACGGGCAAGATTGTCCAAGGGTTACCAGTACGCGGCGGATCTAATGCACCATCGGGCCTCTTTTGGAGTTTGGATTCTTTAATTCGAGTCTCATTCATTGGTGGTACAGGCACCCCACCGCAGTACTGGCGGTATGACTTAATTTCAAGCCAATCATCTATTCTCTCAAGCCAGTCTGTGATTGAGTATGACGGCGTGTATTACTGGTGTGGTGTTGACCGGTTCTTGCTTTACAACGGCGTTGTAAAAGAGATCCCTAATACTTTCAACCAGAACTACTTTTTTGACAACCTAAACTACGAACAGCGTGAAAAGATTTGGGTAACCAAGGTTCCTCGCTTTGGCGAGATCTGGTGGTTCTACCCCTCAGGTACTGCCACCGAGTGTAACAATGCTGTTATTTACAATACACGTGAAAACGTATGGTACGACGCAGGTTTTGCGTTAGGCGCTCAGCGATCAGCAGGTTACTTCTCTCAGGTGTTCCATTACCCAATTGCTTCGGACTGGAACGTCAACGCCACAGGCGGCATTTTGACTGCCACTATTACAAATGGTGGATCTGCATACACCAATGGCACGTACACCAACCGAGCGTTGACTGGCGGCGCAGGTACAGGAGCTACAGCTAATATTACTGTAGCAGGTGGTATTGTGACCGCTGTAGCAATCAATGGCCATGGAACTGGCTACGCCGTTGGCAATACGCTATCTGCAAGCATTCCCGGTGGCGCAGGGTTTGTTTTGACTGTTGCCACGTTGATGAGCTTTGTGTCATTGTTCCAAAATGAGATTGGAACTGACAAAGTTGTAGGCGCTCTGTCTGTTGCCATTGAGTCATATTTTGAAACTAATGATCTAGGTCTTGTTTCAGGCGGCCCATCGCAGCCTAGCCCAATTGGTGAGAATAGATGGCTAAGATTAGAGCGTGTTGAGCCTGACTTTATTCAATCAGGTGATATGGAGCTATACGTTACAGGTCGACCATTTGCGCAAATTGCCGATGAGACAACAGGCCCTTACGTATTTAGCCCTAGTACCGGTAAGATTGATATGCGTGAGCAACGTCGTGAATTACGATTGAAGTTTGTCTCCAATGTGGCAGGTGGCACGTATCAACTAGGTAAAGTCTTGTTGGACGCCGATGTTGGAGATTCAAGACCTTATGGCTAACCCGCTTAACGTTGCTCAGGTCTATGACCCTAGGTATCATACCTTTGAGTCATGGGCTTGCCTTATGGTTGAGCTATATTCTGCGCAACAGTTGTCAATCCCTGACGCAAATACTGATTGGAAAGAATGGGGCGCAGGATTAAAATCCATTGACGTGTTTACCAATGAAGGTATCCCCGGACCGTATCAGTTTGATGACTGGCAAGAATGGGCTGAGCAGCTTGTCAACGCAGTTAACCCATCTACGAGCTAATTATGGCATTTACACCACAAGAAATTAGAGATTATGTTGCTGCGGTTAACAACGACCCAGTAAAGATTGCGCAAGCCGCCGCTGCATACGGCATAAGCATGGATGAGATTGCTGCTGCAACAGGCTATGACACAGGCGCAGTAGCTAACTACATTCAGACGGGTCTTAAAGACGCCGGCATAGACGTGTATTTTAGTGGTGGTGAGCAACAAACTGAGTCTGGTTCATATTCAGAGCCTTTGGTTATCAGTAGTTTTAGTAAACCAGTTGAAGGCAGCAAACAAAAATACGAAGCCTTTGACGCAAATATGCAGTCAAGAGGCATCATTGATAACGGCAGTTTAGCGAGTCAAATCTTAAGTGACTTAAGCCCTGTTATATCAATGGTTGTCCCTATGATTGGCGCAGAACTTGGCGCTATGCTAAATGTGTCTGCCGCAACTGGCACAGCAATTGTTAAGGCTGGCTTACAAGTTGCGCAAGGCGCAGAGCTTGGAGACGTTGTAAAAGGTATGGTTGTATCTGAAGCTGGCGGCGCGCTATCTTCAGTGGTATCGTCTGAACTTGCTAGTATTTCAACAGACCCTCTTACGCAAAAACTAATTACGGGAGTAGGCTCTGCCGTAGTTAACAGTGTTGTTTCAGGCAATACTGATAACTTAGGTACCCAGATTTTAGGCTCAGTTGTAAGCACTGTTGTAACAGATCAGACAGGAAATGCGGCAGCAGGCGCAGCAGCAGGCACTTTAGCCACAACAGGCAGTGCAGCAGCTGCTGTAAATACGTATGCTAGTGTGGCGGGATCTAGTTTAGCAGCAGCTAATACTGCAGTAACGCAATTGCAAAACTCTGGTGTGGTTGCCGCAGGGTCTACCGCAGTAACTAATCTTAATAATACACTTACATCTACTGACACTACAGGCACAGGTGCCCTTAGTACTGTAGGTGCAGGCACTGGCACAGACTCAACAGTGACTACACCTGTTGTTGATACTAGTACAGCAGGTACTGGCACAACAACTGCAGTGACTACACCTGTTGTTGATACTAGCACAGCAGGCACAGGCTCAACAGTTACTACCCCTGTCGTTGATACTAGTACAGCAGGCACTGGTACAGGCACAGCAGTTACTACCCCTGTCGTTGATACTAGTACAGCAGCTACAGATACATCAGGTACTGGCGCGCTTAGTACAGTTACTACGCCTGTAGTCACAACACCTGTTGTAGACACTGGCACAGCAGGGACAACGGGCGCTCTTAGCACAGTGACTACACCTGCAGTTACCACGCCTGTTGTTGATACTGAGTTTGGCAATTTAGATGCTGCCATTGCGGCAAATGCTGCAACTACAACTAAGCCATTGACGTTTAATGAAGCATTTGCTGCTAATCGTTTAGCATTCGGCCCTAACGCCATATTTGAGTGGAATGGCAAGTCATACAACACAGGCACTGCCGCTGAAGCCATTGCCGCCGCTGACGCTAAAGCTGCAGCACTGAATGCTGCCAATTTGTCTACTGTAACTAATGCATCGCAAACAGTTGCTGCGCAGAATGATACTGCGGCAAGAACTCTTGCAGCTGCGCCAAACCAAAATGCTGCAGAAACTAACAGGCTTGCAGCACTAAACAATACGTTAGTCTTAGGCAACGCGCCAAATGAGTCAAACGCTGAAACGCAAAGGCTGATGGAATCAGGTCAGCGATCCGCAGCAGATAACATAAGCGCAATGGGCGCGCAGGCATTAGGGACAACTATTAGAGGCGCAGGAAGCTTTATTACCAATGTTGGTAATACGTATGCGCAACTAACCGGTGATTTTGACTACAACAACGCAGCAACCAAAATTGGACAAGAGCTTGCTACGCTTGCGCAAAGTAAAGACGGCTACGGCATTGACGTACAAAAGAATAGGATTATGCAAGCCGTAGCGCAATCAGAGACCGCTGATTTTTACGATAAATTTAAAATTATTGGCAAAGCCGTTGTTAATAACCCTATTGGATTTTTTGATGTTGCAGGCACAGAGACCATAGAAGAAATCCCGTCATTGCTAGCGCAACTTGGCGTTGCGTTTATGACAGGCGGCGCAGGCACTGTAGCTCTTAATAGCGGAAGACTAATTCAAGGCACCATCAGTCTTGTTGATTCATTCACTGAAGTTTTTGGATCCGCAGGTAAAGAAACATATCAAAAAGCCATTGCGCAAGGCGACTCAGAGCAAGTGGCTCGAGATAAGTCATACATCAGCGCTAGTTTGAATGCACTTGCAGAGATGGGACCTGACTTTATTGCTGACAAAGCGCTTGTTGCGCCTTTGATGAAGAACTTAGTTGAGAAGACGCTTACAAATATCGGTAAAGGGTACGCAACTACTAACGCAGCAGGCGTACTGTCTAACTTTGTTGCAGGCGCAACGCAAAATTACATCACGGCTTACACGGTAAACCCCAACACTGCAAATTGGAGCACGTCTTTATCCAACGGCATATTTGAAAGCTTTATTGGTGGCACAGTGCAGACAGCAATGTCCACACCTGGAACTGTTGTTGATGCTGGTGCAATAATTGGAAGAGACTATTCAGGCAACCCAGTTACCGTCCAGCAAGTCTTAAATGGCAATAGCAATATTGATCTATCTACTGTAGATTCTAGTACGCCTATTGCAACATCAAGTAATGGCGATAGCGTAACAGTAGGCGCATCCATGCTTTACGGCGACACCGTAGGCCTAGGCAGTGACGTTGTAGGTAGTATTTTGCCTAGCAACTTGACTGGCTCAGGCAATGTTGTAGCAACAAGCGCAAATGGCACTGATCTTACGCTTGAACAAGTATTCTCAGGCTCAACTACTAGTGTGCAAGACGCAAGCTTAGCAAACTACGTCAACAACATTTTAGGCCCTGCAAAAGTTGAACCTACTGTTGGTACTGGCTCGCTTATAGGTACGACAACAACTGGCGCTCTTACAACTACGCCATCGACTACACCTGCTTCAACTACGACAACAACTGGCGCTCTTACAACTACGCCATCGACTACACCTGCTTCAACTACGACAACAACTGGCGCAGTACTAACAAACCCGTTGGCAATATCTACGACACCAGCGACTACACCTGCTACGACACCAGCGACTACACCAGCGACTACACCTGCTACGACACCAGCGACTACACCAGCGACTACACCTGCTACGACACCAG